GACGAGCCGCCTGTGGACGAGCCGCCTGTGGACGATCCTAAGAAGCCCAAAGGCGACAACTCTGACGCCAACTGCAAGGGCGGCAATGACCATGACCGCGACGACTTCGACAGTGACTCGCAAGAGAACGCCGAGAACAAGTGTGACTAAACCATGACCGATCAGAAGATATGTCTGGTTCCGGGGTGCGTGCGCGTTTGGCGCACCCCAACCTCCAGAGTATGCCAAAGGGAAAACCAATGAACAAAGTTCTACTGATTGTCATAGTGGCCCAGGGGTGCAGCATTGAAAATGTAGACCGCACCACCGTGACCATGTTCGATATGCCTTCGATGGAAGTATGCGAAGCACATGCCATAATCCTAGACGACTTACGCAATCAACGCGCAACGTGCATCGAACGAGCCACCGAGGGAGAAAATCAGTGAAGGTGCGTGGGGCCGGTCGAGCAGAATGTACGGCGCATTTGGTAGCACGGACCAACCATAACCAAGGTTAAAGTTTGGCCCCACGCAACGAACACTAAGCAAATAGAGAGGACACAGTCAATGGGCAGAGGGCGTAAAAGAACCCAAGATTTGGCGGAATACAGATACGCGGCGTCGCGCAAGTTCCAAGCCAACGGCATAATCGTAGGGTCGGTGCACAAATCTATCTACGAAATGGGCGGTGAGGAGTTCATGGATTGGCTAATATCCAACACCCCGAAAGGGTCAACGTTGGCTGAGTCACTAACGGCCATCGCCATAGACCTAATGAATGAAACTAAGGAGATCATAAAATGAAGGTGGCAACCGTAGACCTCGAGACATTCTGGAGCAGCCTGCACTCGCTGACCAAGATGTCGCCGATCAAGTACTGCATGAGTCCGTTCACCGAGATTATCAGCTGCGCGTTTAAGTTCGGTGATGAACCAACAGAGGTCGTGTTCGGTGAAGAAGCCGTGAAGCGGTACGCCGCCAAGGTGGACTGGTCCCAGTATCTAGTTGTGGGGCACAACCTGTCGGCCTTTGACGCCATGATCCTTGCTTGGCGCATGAACATGAAACCCAAGATGTGGGGCTGCACGCTGGCTATGGCGCGGCCCATACACTCCAAGGACGTCGGGCTGTCTCTCGGTGCGCTCGTCGAGCACTACGGGCTAGGCGTAAAGAACAACCATGCGCTGGTGCAGACCAAGGGCAAGTACCTGAATGACTTTACCCCCGAAGAGATTGAGGACATGCGCAAGTACAACGCGGACGACGCGGACCAGTGCTTCGGACTGTTCAAACTACTGCGCAAGCAGACGTCCAACGACGAGTTACGACTCATCGACATGACAATCCGTATGCTGGTGGAACCGTTGTTCGAGTGTGACGCCGACCTTCTCATGAACACCTACGAGGAGGAAGAAGTTCGCAAGGAAAAAGTGCTGATAGACCTCGGTAAAATCCTGTACAACGACGTGCCTATGCGTGCGTCCACTCGCATCATTCTGGGGTACAACTTGGCTGACCCTGACGAGATCAAGAAGATGCTCATGTCGGCGGCTAAGTTCAAAGACGTACTGGAAGCCCTCGGCGTGGACGTGCCGATGAAGACGTCGATCACCACGGGTAAGGAAATCCCTGCCTTGGCCAAGTCCGACCAAGCGTTCCTTGATTTGCAGGACCACGACAACCCGTTGGTGGCAGCAGCTGCATCCGCGCGTCTCGACGCCAAGAGCACCTTGTTGCAGACGCGCATCCAAGCGTTCTACGACGCGCAGAAAGCACACCCGCTCGGCAGAGTCCCGATCCCGCTGAAGTACTACGGGGCCGACACCACGGGGCGCTGGTCAGGATGGGGGTACAACCCGCAGAACCTTCCACGCATCAACCCCGACGACCCGAAGCCGTCCGACGCACTTCGGAAGGCGCTCCGCGCACCCGACGGGTACAAAGTCGTCGTCGCCGACCTCTCCGGTATCGAGCTGCGGGTGAACATGTTCTTGTGGCAGGTGCCCTACGCCATGAAGCTGTTTCAGGATGATCCCGAGAAAGCAGACTTGTACCGATACTTTGCGGCCAACAACCTGTACGGCGTAGCCGAGCCAGCCGTGACCAAGCCGCAGCGGCAGGTCGGTAAGGTGGCGCACTTGGGTCTGGGCTTCGGCGCGGGCGGGCCTACCTTCCAGAAGGTCGCCAAGATCATGGGCGGCATCGACATGAGCGAGAACGAGGCTCAGGGCGTTGTGCAGCAGTACCGTCAGGCGCACCCCGAGATCACCCGTGGCTGGAGGACATGCCACAACGCTTTGCAGGGTATCATGTTCGGCATGGAGGGGGCCGCGCTTGACCCATGGGGGATGATTACCCCGGTTGCTGAAGGGCTGAAGACACCCAAAGGCATGATCCGTTATCCCGATCTTCGCCAAGAGCAGGACGACGACGGGCGGCTCGAGTACGTCTACGGTAAAGGGCGGAACAAGGCGCGCATCTACGCAGGGAAGATCGACGAGAACATCGTGCAGCACTTGGCGCGCAACGTGATCGCCGACAACGCGCTGATGGTCCAGCGAAAGACAGGGTACAGACCGGTCCACACGGTCCACGACGAACTGGTCTACATCGCGCCGGACAACCAAGCGCAGCAGCTTCTGGACGACGTTCAGGCGATTATGCGCACCCCGCCAACGTGGTGGCCAGAGCTTGTTGTGTGGAGTGAAGGCGACATCGCGCAGACATACGGAGACGCAAAGTAGTAGACACGTACGATGCCATGTGGCAGGATACAGGACTAAACGCACACAAAGGAGAGGCTTTTGGAACTCACTAAAGCGTGGAGTTACTCCGCATTAACCGCATACGAGACGTGTCCACACCGGTTCAACCTCACACGCGTGACGAAGCAGGTCAAAGAACCCCAGTCGAAAGAAATGAACTGGGGGAACAAGGTCCACAAGTCCTTGGAAGAGTACGCCAAAGGCAACAAGCCACTGCCCGAGGGCATGAAACAGTGGGCCAAGTACGTCGACAAAATCCTAGCGCGCGATGGCAAGCGCGTTATCGAGCAGCAGGTTGCGCTGACTAAAGACCTGCGCATGACCTCATGGTTCGCCAAAGACGTCTGGGTGCGTGGCATCATTGACCTTGGTGTTGTCGGCGACAAGCGCGCGTACCTCATGGACTGGAAGACAGGCAAACACCGCCCCGACTCTGACCAGATGAAGCTGTTCGCCGCGCTGGCGTTTGCCGCGTACCCATGGGTCGACGAGGTCGTGACAGGCTTTATCTGGCTCAAGGAAGGCAAGTTCGACAAGGAGCTGTTCAAGCGCGAGCAGCTACCGGAAATATGGTCTGAATTTCTACCACGGCTAAGTCGTGTCGCGCGTTCGTACGACGAGGACAAGTGGAAGAAGAACCCAAGCGGCCTGTGCCGCAACTGGTGCCCCGTCGGCAAATCCAACTGTGAATTCTGCGGAGAGTAAACATGGGCATGACGCCGGAGGGTAAGGTCAAGAAGGCCGTAAAAGCATATTTCAAAGAGCTAGGCGCATGGTACTATATGCCCATGTCAAACGGCATGGGACGCGTTGGATGCCCAGACTTCATCGTCTGCTACCGAGGTCTGTTCTTTGCCTTTGAGACGAAAGCACCGGGGAAGATAAACAATGTCACCCCCAATCAGGAACGCGAGATATTTGAGATCATCCAAGCGGCTGGTGTTGCCGTGGTGGTCGACGACGTCAAGCAAGTAAGGGATACGATTGATGCCAAAATCATCGCCAACAGAATTACGGACGAAGGCGGCTTACAACAAAAAACCTTCAGTCCAGAAGAAGCGAGTCGCCCAGAATAAGGCGCGGCGCGAAGCTATCGCCGACGGTCGTGCGTCGAAGGGAGACGGCAAAGACGTCGACCACAAGAAACCGCTCGCCAAGGGCGGCAGCACGTCCAAGTCGAACACGCGGGTAACGTCGCAGAAGGCCAACCGTGGCTGGCGCAAGGACAAACCAGAAATGTACGGGAAGGGGAAGTAATGGGAATTTTTGGATCAAGCGCTAATAGCCTCTTGGGAGGGACGCTTGGCAACAGTCAGCAAAGCTCTTTGCCTACCGCGACCCAACAGCAGATGGCCGGATACTACAACCAAACCCGCCGGTACACATCCGACGCAGAAACGCCAGTGGATACTGCGCCCATGTTGCTCAACGTAAACATCCAGATCGAAGAGATCGAGAATGGGTACTTGTTTACGCTCGGGCGCAAAAAGATGCACCTGACCGAGCTGGACGGGATCGGAGACATTATCCTCAGCCGTATCGCGGCTGATCGCATACTAAACAAATAGGAGAGAACACATGGATTACCTGTGGTTGGGCGTCGCCTTCATGGCGGGGCTGGTGGCGGGGCTGTCCGTAACGCTTAGGCTCGCTACGTGGGTGCACCTAATGCTACGAGAGGCGATCAGGCGGGAACGGCGCGCGAGGGACATCTACCAAAAAGCACTGGAGCTGCACTATGGACGACGCTGAAGCGCGCACGTGGGCCTACATTCTCAAGAACCGCAAGGCTAGCGACGGGCACATCGCGACTTCCTGCGACGTGTCTATGTCGTTTGTGCGCAAGCTGAAGGACCGCATCGCATCCCCCAACTGGCAGGAAGAGGTGCAGCCAAACGTGCGTGACTACAACATCGGCAGCTCTGACTACGCAAAGCGCAAAATCCAACCGTGGGCCATATGGCTGGAGTATCAGCTTAACCCGTGGGACGCGGACATTGTGAAGCGCATCCTGCGCACCAAACCCGGCGAGCGGCGGCTCGACTACGAGAAGATCATCCACATCTGCATGGAACGCATCGAACAGCTGGATAACGGCAAAAACCCTGGAGACGAAAATGCTGCTATGGCCAAAGAAGCAGGCGCTGGTACTGAAACCCAGAAGCCCTGACCAAATTATAAACACCATCCCGACAGCACGACTCATGAGCGTGAAAGGCGTACCGTACGTCGCGGTGCCTCACAAGCTGGTAGAGACAAAAGCACTGCGGGCTATGGGCTACATGGCTCCATCCCCCATCAAGTCCTACTACGACTGGCCGGGCCAATACAAACCGTTCAGCGCTCAGCAAGATGCGGCAGCGTTTCTTACCCTGCACGACAGGGCGTTCAACCTCAGCGAATTGGGCACCGGTAAGTCCTTGGCGTCCCTGTGGGCGTTCGACTACCTCAAGAAGCTCGGCAAGGTTAATCGCGCCTTGGTAATCTCGCCGTTGTCCACCCTGGAGCGTACGTGGGCCGACGAAGTGTTTAACCACTTCCCCCACTTGGATTGCGCCGTGCTGCACGGAACTGCTGCGAAGCGGAAAAAGCTGCTGGCGTTGGAGGCGGACATCTACATCGTTAACCACGACGGCGTGAAGATAATCGAGATGCTGCTCAAAGACCGACCGGACATCGACGTCATTATCGTCGACGAGGTAGCCCAGGCGGCGCGCAACGCCACGACCGATCGGTGGAAATCCATCAACAAGGTCGTCAACAAGCACGGTATCACGCGGCTATGCTGGGGTATGACCGGTACGCCGACGCCAAACGCGCCTACCGACGCTTGGGCACAGTGTCGCCTTATCGTGCCGCATAACGTCCCGCCATACATGAGGCGCTTCAAAGATCAGGTGATGAAACAGATCACCCAGTTCGTCTGGGTACCTAGAGGCGAAGCCACCACGATAGTCCACGAGGCGATGCAGCCAGCGATCCGGTTCACCCGCGACGAGTGCGTAGACCTACCGCCGCTTATGTACGAGACCCGCCACGTCCAGATGACAAAAGATCAGGACAAAGCGTACAGCGAGATGCTAGCCAAGATGCGCACCGAAGCCGACAATGGCGAGATCACAGCGGTCAACGAAGCGGTCAAGATGGGCAAGCTGGTACAGATCGCCTGCGGCGTGGTGTACGGCAACGACAAGACCGAACTCACGATCCCTCCGACGCACAGGATCAAAGAGACCCACGACATCGTGGCGTCTGCCGAGGGCAAGGTCATTGTGTTCGTGCCATATGTATCTTCCATCAAGTACGTCGCTGCAGAACTGGCTAAGGCTTTCTCTGTTGAGATCATCCACGGTGGTGTGAAGAAAGACGACCGAGACCGCATCCTTGGCGCGTTCCAGAAATCAAAAGACCCCAAGGTTCTGGTGGCACAACCAGCCGCTATGTCCCACGGTCTGACGTTGACCGCTGCATCCACCATCGTGTGGTACGCGCCTGTCACGTCGAACGAAACTTTCGAGCAGGCCAACGGTCGGATCAACCGCCCTGGCCAGAAGATGAACAACTTCATCATCATGCTGGAAGGCACGCCAGTAGAACGGCGCATCTACGCACGGCTCCAGAGCAAGCAGAAAATGCAAGGGGCTTTGCTGGATGAAATCAAGTCCACGCGCGAAGAAGACGCTTGACAGGCGCTCCGCTACGGTGCTACTTGTTACGGTCTAAGCCCGTGTAACCACGTATGGAGGTATTCATACCATGAAACTACTGACGCCCGAAGAAGTCGCGACCAAGCTTGGTTTGACCAAGCTATCGCTAAAGGGCCTACGACTACGCGAGAAGTCCTTCCCCGCTCCAGTGAAGCTTTCTACGAAAGTGTTTCGTTGGGATGAGGTGGACATTGAAAACTGGCTAGAAACACGAAAGGAGAACACAGATGGCTAAAATGACTGAAGCAGACGACGTCACACTGCTTAAATTGTTCATTGCGCTGCGAGACCGACGAGCTGAACGTAAAGCTGCATACACTGCAGACGACGCGAGCGACCGCGAGCGGCAAGACAAGATCGAGAACGAGTTTCTGCGCCGGTTTAACGACCGTGGCATCGACAACGTCTCGGCAAACGGCGTTGGTACCGCATATAGATCGCACAGATCGTCCGCCACCGTTAGTGACTGGGACAGCCTGTTGCAGCACGTAATACAGAACGACGCGTGGGAGCTTCTTGAGCACCGCGCCAACAAAACAGCCGTGGAGCAATTCAAGGCTGAGCACGACGACCTGCCGCCTGGTGTAAACTGGAGCGAAATGCAGGTCGTAAATTTCCGTCGTAAATGAGGTAACCCATGTCGAACGATATGATCGCTATCAAAGGGGATAAGCTCCCTGCCCACCTACGCGCCAAAGAAAAGGTGGAGAACAAGTTCGCCTCCGCGCAAAGCAGCGGTGGATACCCAGTGGTGTCCATCAAAGGTAAGGTGTTCCACCTGCAACGGGGTGACGAGCGCACCCTGATCGCCAAGCCAGACGACGACGAAGAGCCAGCGCGTGCTCTGGAGGTCGTTATCCTCGACAGCAACCCGAACAAGTCAAAGGTGTACTACGCTGGCGGGTACGAAGAAGGCAGCAAAGACGCGCCTGACTGTTACTCCAACGACGGCGTTGCTCCGGCGGCGGACGCAGAGGACCCACAGTCCAAGAAGTGCGCTACCTGCCCACATAACCAGTGGGGTTCCCGCATCACGGAGAACGGCAACAAGGGCAAGTCTTGTGCGGACTCCATGCGTCTGGCCGTAGCACCCGCAGGGCAACTTAACGACCCGATGCTGCTGCGCGTACCCGCTGCGTCCCTCAAAGTACTGGGACAGTATGGTTCACAACTGGCTAAGCGTGGCGTTGCGCCAGAGCACGTCGTCACTCGGATCGGCTTCGACTACAACGTGGCATACCCAGCGCTGACGTTCAAAGCCATGGGGTTCATCGACGAAGCCCAGCTGGCCGAGATGGAAGCCGTGCTCGTGTCCGAGCGCGAGACGCTGGATAACATCACAGGTGTGACTAACGCACCTTTGACACCGGCAGAGAAAGAGCCTGACAACGGCGAGAAGAAGGACGTATCGACTGCTTTCGGTGCGTCTTCGGGTCCAGACGAGGGCGAAGCCCCTAAGAAGGCCAAAAAAGACAAAAAAGATAAAAAGAAAAAGAAGGACAAAGAGCAGCAAGCCGCTGAAGATGGCACGCTCGAAGAGTCTCAGGAAGCCTCAGCGCAACAAGATGTTGTGGATGAGAAAGAACCGGTCACTAAGTCTGCTGACGACTATGACAGCATCGAAGACGCGTTGGATAACCTCGACTTCGACGACTAAAGTGTGCAGTATTGAACAGCCGAGGATCACACCTCGGCTGTTTTTTCGGCAACAAAATACATACAGCAGGTGAATTATGGACGCACAAGAGTTTCTTGAGCTGGTGCTGCCGACCGAGGGTAACAAGGTTTTGGCTTTGGCCGAGACCGCCCCCGACGGGCGCACGTGGTTCAAATACAAGAAGTTCTCCGACACCGCATCTATGGCGCGAGCCGCGCGGAACTTCGACTCTGACGGCAGGACGGTTTACTTTGCCGTTAACGGCTTTGGGGACTGGTACGAAGACGAGACCACAGGCAAGAAGCGCCTGCGCACACAGGAAAACGTCGTAGCGTGTCGATCACTGTTCGACGACTTCGACGTAGACCCCGCGAAGAACGACAAGAACAGAGCCTTGGGCAAGCCGGTTACGGCGTACGACACGCAACCCGAGGCAATGGCCGACATAGTTAAGCTGGCTAAAACGTTGCGCCTAACCCCCACGATCACCTCATCTGGTGGCGGCTACCACGTTTACTTTGTTCTCGACCAAGACGTAGCGCCCCATGAGTGGGAAGACATGTCCGCCATGAAGCGGGACATCACCAAACACCTGAACATATTGGCTGACCGAGCCGTAGACGTTGACAGCGCGCGTATCCTGCGGCCTGTCGGTGCTCACAATCTCAAGTACGATCCGCCTAGAGTTGTCACCGTGGTCAAGGTCGGCAAGACCTACAGCCAAGAGCACGTCCGCGCTAAGCTGGAAGAATACATCAAGGCCAACAACGTAGCGCCCGCCCCGTCCGCCAACAAAGCCAAGGGTGGCATGGCTAACCGCTTCGCAGCTGCGCTAGGAGAGTACCCACCGTCGTACCCTGACAAGATTGCGGACCTGTGCAACGCGATCAAAGAGTTCCGCGACACAGGCGGGGACATTCCTGAACCGCACTGGCACCGTGCCATCGGTGTGTTGAAACACTGCGAAGGCGGCGAAGAGAAAATCCACGAGTGGAGCAGCGGATACGACGGGTATTCCTCCCAAGAGACCCAAGCCAAGATCGACGAGTGGTCCACAGGGCCGACCTCGTGCGACCAGATGGACAGTATTATCGGTTGCCGCGCTACGTGCCCGTTTGCCGACAAATGCAAAAACCCTATCCAGCTTGGCTACGTGGAGGACTCTGGGTCCGTCGACGCACTGAACAAGTCGGACGACGACGAAGAGGCAGACGACTCATCAGCACCAGCAGCCAGCGCCCCCAAGGCCGCAGCGCCAAAAGCAAAGTTGCCAAACGGCGCGACGATCGAAGGGCAGATCATCCCGTGGTGGCCCGCGCAGGGGTATCGCTGGAACGGCGCTATGCTCTCAAGGGCGCACACAGACGAGGATGGTATCGTCAACTGGCGTCCGTTTTGTCGGTCGTTTGCGTTCCCCTTGAACAGGGTACGCGACGCCGAGGGTACGTGGGTCATACAATGGCGCGCGAAAGAGAAAAACGGAGCTTGGCGTGACTTCTTCATGCCTACTTCAGAGCTGGCTTCGACGGACATGATGGCGAAAACACTCGCCGCCAACGAGGTCTTTTTAGCAAGAACTAAAAACGCGAGGAACGACATGGCAGAATTTACAGAAGGTCTCGTCGAAACGCTGCAAGAGTGGCGCGTAGAGACCAAAACCTACAAGCAGTTCGGCTGGGCCGATAACTATTCAGGGTTCATCCTTGGCACAACTATGATTACGGCGAACGGAGAGCAGCCGGTTCTCTGCGACGACACGGTTCCCGCCGACATTGCGCTGGATTTCGGCCAGTCGGGTACTACCGACGACTGGGTCCGCAACATCGACAAGCTGTACAACCGACCTGACGCGGAGCCTTTCCAGTTTGCGCTGTGCCACGCGATGGGTTCAGTGCTTGTCGAGATGTTCGGATCATCCAACTGGCACGGGTTACCTCTGGCTTTCACAGGCGCGGGCGGCACGGGTAAATCCACAGCGTGCAAGATCGCCTGCGGGTTCTTTGGCAGACCCAAACTCATGGAACGCCAGACTGGTGAGCAGGGTTCCACGCTAAACGCGGCGATCAAGCGCATTGGCTCTATGGGTTCTGTTCCGGTCCTGCTGGACGAGTTCTCTGGCCGTACACCCGACGAGCTGACCCGTACGGGCTACGCGCTCGCTAACGGGCGTGACAAAGAGCGACTGTCTTCCAGCGGCAAGTTCGCCACAACAGGCGACGAGTGGTATAAGAACAGTTTCATCACGTCGAACGACTCGCTGCAGGAAGCCATATCCACGCTCAAAGCCGGATACCGCACCGAGGCCACGCAGCTGCGCTACTTTGAAGTGAAGCTGCCGAAGGACTATCGCAACAAGGTGTTCGCCGACATTACGCAGCAGTTCATCGAGCACCACATGGACAACGTCTACGGGGCGGCGTTCCGCCCGTACATCCGGTTCATCATCAAAAACCAAGACTGGGTTCGCAGACAGATTGCTGCGGCGCGCGCCACGTTCAACCCTAAGTCAGAGGACGACAACAAAGAACGCTTCTACCGCGACGCCGTGGTGACAGCGTTGGTGGCTGGCCGCATCGCAGAGAAGATCGGCCTTATCCAGTTTGACCTCAAGATCATGAAGCGGTGGGCGACCGAGCAGATCATCGGTATGCGCGAGAGCCGCAAGAGCAGCAACACGGACATAAGCGAGCACTTGGCGCAGTTCATCGCCAGTCTGCCAGGTCAGCTGATCGTCACCAAGCGTTACGGCGACAACCGCAACAAGACGGCGGTCGAATACCACCAGCCGCTACGCGTGCCCGCCGTGGGCAGGGTGTGTACCGAAGACAAGCTGGTGTACATAACCGTCAAGTGCATCAGCGACTGGTGCAAGGACAACGGCGTTGCTCTCACTGACTTGCGCGAAGAGATGGACAGGGTAGACCTTCTGGTTCGCCTGTCGGACAACAAGCCGTCGCAGCTCAAGCGCATCGCCAACGGTACCGACTTGCCCGCTATCACGGCACGTTGTGTACAGATGAATTACGACAAACTGTTCGGGGCGACATCGTTGCAGGTTGTCGGAGGAACTCAGCTCGAAACAGCACAAACACAAGGAGAGGCGTGATGGCCATAACTTTTAACGACGACGTAAGAATATACGAGAGCGTACCTAGCCTGATGGGGGCAACCAAGAAGTCCTCCTACAGTGTTCAGGAGCACGCGGTGCAGATTTCCGCCAACTTGGACAGGCGCATAGCCTCAGAGTTGGCCACGCACGCGGTAGACGAACTGGCAAAAATGGCTAATATGTCACCGCGTATGTTGGGGGAGCTGCTGCACTTCATAGCGCACGACATCGAGATCGGCGGGAGGTTCCAAGCGCACGTAGCAGCGATGCGCATGAGCGGTACCGACTTCAACCGATAAAAAAGCCCGATACCGGGGAGGAGCGGTACCGGGCCAGTCGTGAGACGCCAGCGGTGGGATGGCGTCTCTGGGCAAGGCATTGCAGGAGAGGAACCAATGCCTATCTCGTTCCGGCCCTAGTCTGTAGCTGACGCTCTTCTTTGCGTCGGTCTCGCACAGCACTTCTAAGGCTACTTGTCGGTGTCCGGCGGAGCGCGGTGCGATCCCCGTTGTAGAACGGTCGGACGTTATCCTTACCATCCTGTAAACCACGGAAGCGGTCAATGGCTTCATTCATGCCAGCTCTGTCGTTGTCGTCGTACGCCCGCAAATAGTCTGTGCGTATCTGCGACTGGCGGTCGCTAAACCAACGGTCGATTTCGATCTGCTGGTAGTACGTCCACTTCAGGTTCGCCACGTCGGACGACGGGATACCGGCCATGTTTGTCGCCAGATCGAACAGGTTGAATTCCTCTGGCGGCGCTACGACGTCACCGCGACGCGTGGTGAACCCGTCGTTGGACAGACGCCAGCTTTCCATCAGTGTCCGTCCGCCCTTTGGTAGCGCGGCTTCGACCGCTCTTGGGATGTTACCTTCTTGCATAAACGCAGCAGAGTTAACCAGCGACCCTATGTTGCCTGCAGTTGGGCCTAGGCCGAGCTGCGCGATAAACGCCAACATGCCATCGCGGTCCGTACTCGGCGCGGCGTACCGGCTGTCCCACGCTTGGAAAATGTCGTTCATTGACATCTTTGTGGACATGTCGACTCCCAGCATAGCGGGCAGGCCCCGCGCAACCAGCGTAGCGATCTGCGGATCGTCGATGTTGTCGCGGATGGTGCGCTCGAGGTCTTCTGGCTCGTCCTCGTCGCCGAAGGCCATCATGAATACGTCGAAAGCGATACCTGCGGCGGGCAGACCAATGGTACCGGCCAGTGTGCCAGTTGTAGCCAGAAGGTATCCAGTCAGGCGCTTAGCGGCGGCGCGCTCCCATGGCTGCATCCGTGGGTCAAACGATTGCTTGAGCGCACGCGCGTGCAGGAAGCCCATCATGATCTGGTACTTGCGGAACTGCGTCGTTACGCGCGGCAGCTTGGAGAACAACAACGACGTCTCTTCAGCAGAGAAGTCACCTTGGGTATCCTGCACTACGTTGATGGCGTACTGCTGGGCAGTCATCTCCAGCTTCTTGAGCATGGCAGGGCTTTTCTGTGCCATATCGAACGCTGCGACGGCGGACGACACGCGGTTGCTGGCCTCCACATAGCGCGCTGTCTGGTACAGCCGGTGCGTGAGGTCCGCGTACTTCTCTTTTAGTTTGTTGATGGTTTTGTACCCTGAGTCCTTGCGGTTATCCAGGTTCAGGTCCTCTTCCATACCCACATCTAGCAGGTCGCGGAGCTGCATCTCCTCAAGAAGCCCACGGTACTTTGGGTCGGCCTTGCTGGTGTCCACGGTGACCTTGTTGTTCATGTCGACGAAGCCCATGCTTACGACGGTACCGACTTGGCGCATAAAGCTGGTGTCGATCACGGAGCGCGCGACTTTGTTGCCGTTGAACAGCGCGGCCCACACGGCGGGGTACTTGCCGAAGTCACTGGCAATTTTGGCCACAGAGTAGATCGGCTGTAAGCGGTTAGTGACGTGGTACCCAAGACTGGTGGAGAGCATCATCGTGGTGTTGAACGCCAGCACTTGGTTCTCAAGCTCGGCAAGGAACCCTGAACGTGGTGTCATGAGGTCCGAGTTCTTTTCGGCAATGACGTTGTACGCACGCTGGAGGTCGCCACGGTCGCTATCTTTGGCGCTTGATACCTGTTTCTGCGCGTTCACCAACGCACCATTGATCTCGCCGCCGTGCTTCATCTGCGCGATAAGGCTAGCCTGCGAACGACCGTGCGACACGAACGACCGGATCATGTTCTGATCGTAGCCAGCGATATTCATCCGGCGTGCGCCAGACAGGCGGGCGCTGCGCTCGTCGAGCGACCGGAATAGCAAGTCTTCAACAAGCTTTTTCGCTGCCTGCTTGCTCTTGGTCGGCAGGGCAGACGAGTCTTCTGCGTTGATCGCCGCGAGAACCTTCTGGTAAACCGTGGTGCTGTTCTGGAGGCGCGACGTAGTGTCAGGTGCTTTGTCGGACGACGATGCGTACGCGAAGCTCCCCTTGTTGGCGTCACGGAACTGGTTGGCGGAACCCTGCGTGTCGAAGAACTGCACGACATAGTGCTTAGGATCAGACTTCAGCTCGTCTACCTTCTTGGTGTTGCCGTCAGCACTGTTGGCGCTTGCCGCTTTTTCAGCATCCACCAGAGCCTGCGACTTGAGAATAACGACCTTGTCGCCAAAGCGCTTGAGCGGTGCGTACGGCCCATCTAACTTGCTGTTCAGCACAAACGTCTTACCAATCCCCATGTCTTTGGCGATCTGGTTCATGTCGGCGCGCAGCACCTCCCCCTGATTGAAGATGTCCTTAACGATGCGCTGCTCTTGGGCAGTCAGCCGGTCGAACTTTTTCTTCATGATCGGGTCGATCTTCACGGTCTTATTGTCGATCTGCGGGTCGTAGCCCCACTTCTGGAAGAACGTCGACGTGGACAGGAAGTTGTTCACCAATGCTAGACGCTCTGGTGCCAGCGCTCTGGCGCGGTTGGCGATCTCGTCCACCACGTTAGTGTACGCACGGCGCGTCTGTTTGGCGGCAAGCGCGCCATTGTACCAGTCGTTAAGCGCAGGCAACGTCTTGGCGTGGTCGCGGATGAATAGCGAAATAGGCTTCAATGCGTCAATTCCGGCGTCCCAGATAGCCTTAGTGTCATCCACCACGCGCTGTGCTGTGGTCCCGAGATTATCCCCGGTCCAGTCGCGGAACTCGCGGGCTTCCTGCTTTGACGACTCATTGACGCCGAAACGTGTTGTGCCGCTGCGGGTAGTCTGGGCAGTTGTATCCGACTCGTCGTTACGCCCTACGATGACCACGTTGTCGGCATCAAAAATGATGTTGTTGAACGTCGGGTTTGCCAAGGTTGTAGGGTTGGACACCGCAGTCCGGATACCCTTAACCCCTAGGTCGTTCAGGAGCGACGACGCCATAGACATGGCCTTCGCGTTACCGCGCTCGAACTTAACGGCGCGGTCGTAGTCCGCTTGGCTAATGTAATTCTCCACCAGTTGATTGCGGATTTGCGCAGCAGCGACGCCCGTGTAGAACTGGCGTCCGGTCATCTCCTGCGGCGTCGTCACCCGATTTTCACGCAGGACGCTATCCTGCAACTCTGGCGTCATTGCTTCGAATGCGGCGAGGGCGATCGGCTGGTTCTCCAGAGTATCCCCCCAGACCATCATATCCGCGTCGTCGACCGTTACGTCCACGCGTAGCAGAGTTCCTTCCTCCACCCCGCGCTCTTTGGCTCGCTTGGTCATATAGTCGTATGCTAGGTTGTGCTCCTCGGAGACGTAGAAACCTATGCCGTTTGCGTTGTTCCCCAACCCGAAGAACCGTGGGTCCGCAACACGGAAGTCGTGCGTGCCGCCGTGTGCCCGTGTGCCGAGTTCGAGGCGCGCCGCACCGCGAGCCATGTTTACAAAGTCCTGCGCAGTCATAGCGTCAATGTTGGCGGGCCGCAGCTTACGCAACGCGCGCTTAAAGTCAGCCCACAACCCACGAACGAAGTCCCGCACCGCTGATGCGTTGTCGCTAGTTGGCGTGACACCGTGGAGAACAGCTTCCTCCAAGAAGTACGCGATGTACTCGGCCTGCAGGTTGTCAACGATTTCTGTTACCGTATCGCCGCCAATAGCGTCTCGGTCCACGGCTAGGTTCACGCGGCGCACGGCCTTCTCGGCGATGCGCTTCTCGAGCGAGTTGCCATCCATGACAGACCAGTCTTGTATCTGCTTGACCGCCGCGTTCTTCTGCTCCTTCGTCAGGATCGCGTCCATACCAATGTGACTGCCGACTTCGTGCATGACGACGGCGTGCTCTGTCCCAGGGGCAATGTTTTCAGCAAAGAAGAACGCACGCGTGACACCGCTGCGGGTTTTAACCACAACGCCAAACGGGGATTTCGCGTCCAAGATGTCACCCAGCTGCGAGGAGTCGATGTCGACTTCACCTGCCATGACCATACCGATCATGTCGTTGGGGTTCCGCACCACGGTAACGCGCCAATCGGAGTCCTTACCGATGAGCCAGCCTAGCGCCTGTCGAACATTACCAGCTACAACACCTGCGTCGGTGCCCTCCATTGAGGCTTCAATTTCCCCAACAGAAAACTTCGGCGCTGGCGGCGCAACGATCTTCTTTTTCTTTTTGACCTCGACAGTTGGCGGCTTGGCAGCGCCGCGAACGCCCCTGTCTGGCTCTGGCCCTACTACTTCGCCTTCGACGCCTGCTGGTTCGACGGCCACGCTAGCTGCTTCTTTTGGAGCTGCTGGCGTTTCGGAAACTACTTCGGCGTCTTCGACTATGGCTTGCGCCCTGCCTCCATCCGGTCCACTACGCGCTGCTCGATCCGGCTCAGCGGTTCGCCCTTCTTCTGGAGTTGGACCAGCTTTTTCGACGCGTCGTTTAGGCGTTTCCGAGCTTTGCGCTTCTCCGTCTGTGTTGCTTTCATTGGTAATCTCCTCGGTTGGATCAACGGCTGCGTCGTACCGGCTGGCAATCTCGCGCTGGTCGGCGTCCAACGTAGCGTCGTCAGAGTAGCCTGATAGGTTTTCGTCGACGGCGAGAACCCAGTCCGTCTGGTCCTGTACACTCAGACTGGCGAACTTAGGACCACCTTCGGCCCGCATGTTTGCCCAAGCTTTAATGGCCGCTTGGCCAGAACGCTTAATGGTGTCGGCCACGATTTCTTTTCGGGTCTGTATAGCTTCCGCCGCGCGCTTCTCGGCAACGACGTTAGGCTCTTCGGAACGGGCCGCTGTAAACGCCGCATCTTCCGCGTCCACGCCAGTCTTAGCGCCTTGGTTAACCGACGCAACGGTCCCCATGTTGGACGCCAACTCGGCTTTGTCGAACACCTCGGTGGCGTCGTTCAACTTCTCGGCGGGCTGCGCGCTGCGACGGGACTCGGCAGTCTTGGAAAGCTGGGTCTTAACCCCTTCGGCGGACAGGTTGTACGTTTTTGCGATCTTTGGCTGCAACTGCTTGAGGGCCTGCTGCGCCGCTTGACGTGACTTCAGCCCCGCCAACTCTTGAATTTTAGTGAAGTTCCACGAACCATCCGGCTGGATTACGGTGTCCTGTCCGCTGTTCAGGAACGCTTCTCTAACAACGTCCCATACGCTTTTCTGTGTCTTGGTAAGACCTTTTGGCGTTGGTACGGTAACAACCTCGGTTCCGGCCAGCAGTTCCTCCTGCGCCTGCACGGCTACCTCGGTTTGTGGCTCCGCCAGAGCTTTCGCCATGGCTTGGTCGAACTTGGGCTTGGAGAAACTCGTGGCGTTGACAGCGCCTTGGACGTCCTCGAACCGTGTGTCAGCGCTTTCGATCCAGCCTTCTGGCAAGAGCGCATCGGCTTTGTTCTTCGCGTCGTCGCGGCCCCGGGTCGGGGTCTCTGCGGTGTACTCGCGTACTTTAGGCGCAGTAGACGCCGTCTTAGCAACCTGTGGAGACGTGTATGCGCTGAGCACGGCGCGCACAGCAGTTGCGCGCTCCTCCACTGGCAGCGCCTCGATCGCGTTGATGTCCGCTTCAAGGTTCTTGGCGCGAACGTCGTCAAGGATTATCCCTGTGTTCTCCACCAGTTGCTTGGCGACTGCTACCGCATCTACCTGCGGCGCGGGGGCGACAGTGGCCGCTTCGACAGTGGCAGCAGGCTCAACGGTCGCGTCGACTTCGGCTACCGGAGCTGTCTGTGCATCGGCCTCGGCGACAGGGGCGGCTTGCGCGACGGGGGAGGCTTGGGGTTCTTGGGGCACGCCAACAGCAGCTTCCAGTGCTTGTACGCCAGCGATGTGCTCGTCCAGCGCGGCACGGTACTCGGCCTGCATCTGCTCTGGCGGCACGGATTTCTTCGTCTCTTTGACGAACGTGTTTATCGCCGCTGCAACTTCTTGCTCGTTTGTTGGCAGGATTTCCCGCTCAACCAAGAACTCACGGTACGCCGTCGCCGCTTCGGTTCCAGGTGTTGTGACGTCGGTACGCAGCTGCGCCTCGCGCTGCTTGATAAAGTCAGCGTTGGACGTGAATGTTGGTGCGTAGTCCAGACGGGTCTCTCGGGCCGCGCGGTCTTGCACAACTGCGGCTTGCTGTTGAGCTGCGGCTTCTGCTGCCGCCTCGGCTTCCTGTTGAGCGCCAAGCATGGCGTCCTCAAGGGCGAGTTCTGCGTCGGGTGTTGTGCCCTGTTCAGGTGGTCTACCGCCACCGACGTTGTCCATAGTAGTTGGTGGTTTACGTCCAGTAGCCAAAGCCAGGACATCAGCGGACGCGCCCAAACCCTCAGCGCCTGCTTCCAGGATAACATTGCCTGGATCAAACGTTCCGGTGTCAGCAAACTCTGCGAGGGCTTCGCCACCGCCACCACCTGCCATCTGGACGCCTGTTTGGGTAGCTAATCCTCTGGCGTTTACCGGCGCTTTGGACGCCAGTCCCAGAGTGAGAAGGTCTACAGCAGCAATGATCGAGCCTCGTGTGGCACCGCGTTGCTCCTGCCGAGCCATAAGCTCTTCGTCGTTAGCAGCAGCGAGGGCCTGCTCTGGGTCAGAGATATCGTACCCGAACTTAGCCGCTTCTTCAGCCAACTGCCCGAAGCGTTCTTGCGAATACCCAGACATGGTAAACGCCGACATTGCGAGCTGCGGGTTACGCATCGCAGCGGCAGCGGCAACGGTAGGAAGCTGCTCTGCGGCCACTTGGCCAAAAAGCGACGCGGAGCCAATAGGGTTTCGTACGACTTCAGCCACACCAGCAGCAAGGCCACGAAAACCGCCTTCAGACGCGGCTTCCATGATGTTCATCTGGGCGTCTTGCGCGCCCTGCGTCATTGGGTAATCCCGAGCGGTCTCGACGTTACGCTCCGATATTCCGCGCAGTGTCTCACCGGACTCGGCGCGCAACTGCTCTGGAGTTTCAGCTGCCGCTGCTCCAATTTGGGCAAACAGAAGCCGCTCCCACAAAGGAAGGTCGCCTGAGGCTTCTCGCGCGGCGCGGTCCTCTTTAACTCTGGCCTCACGTTGTTGGGCCTCAACGGACGCGGTGTCCGCCGCGTTCTGCCACGCGTTGACGTTTCGCCCAACCGCGTTGCCTACGGCTTCGGTAAGGCCCATCTCTTCCGGCTTCGCTTCCGTTGGAGGGAAACGGCGCGCACGAATAGACGCTTGCAGGTCGCGGAGCTGCCCGCTCTTGGCTTCGGCGGCACGGCTGGCCTCGAAGTCTTCGTCAGACTGCTGTCCTGGAGGCGCTACAGCAGGGCGCTCAGGCGCAGCAACGCCGAGAGCGCGGTCGCGGATACGTTTTTGCAGCTCTTCCAGCGGGGTCAGTTCGGCCACGGGTAGTCTCCCTTACTGGCTCGCCAGTTTCTTCATTTCTTCTTTTTCTTCGGGGCTTGCGTCCCACCACGCAATATGGTCGTCGACGCCTGGAGGCGGCGCAGCTTGCGGGAACATCGCACGGGCCATTTGTGTGTTCCGCCGTGCCCACTGTTCGGAGTCTTCTAGTGTTTCACGTTCCAGCAGCATAATCTGATCCGGAGAACTCATGAACGCGTACAGCTTTCGCGCGCCTTCCAGCGCTACGTCGTCGGCCAAACCGCTGTCTCTTCCAAGGCCCGCAAGGCCCGCGATTGTTGTCTGCGCATCCGCGACGCGTTGGTTTGTCTGCGCACGAAGGTCGGCTTGGCTTGCTTCTGCCGCAGCTAGCTGCATCATACCGATGCGATCGCCTGCGTAAGACATCAGTCGCTCGGCGATAATGTCTTCAGCGTCAGGGCCGGAAGCTTCCGCGATTGTGGCCATTTCCTCACCGGTTTCGGTGTCGAACATGACGACGCTCACGTTCCCTTTGCCGTCTCGCACAATCCTGCCGTCTACCCCATCTTGGAACTTCTCGTAGGCGTCGGCCATAGCGTCGATACCGCCAGCGGTGCGCGCTTCTACAAGGCTTTGCGTGCGCGCCATTGCTTGTGATCCGAGCTGCATAACGCCGCGTTCGCCGATAGCTTGCGCGAAAGAGTTCTGGCCACCAAGCGTCATGTCAGAGTTGGTGATCTCGTCGATAATCCACGCCGAAGCCGCCGCGTCGTTTTCGAAATCGGGCTGCTCCATCAAACGGTCCAGAATGTCTTCCATAACACCTTTGTCGCGCGCGTTGGCTTCGCGGTCTGCGATATTGGTTTCAGCGGAGCCTAGCTTGTCAGCCAGTTCAGCCAGCTTGGTCTGTGTCGCATCCGGAAGGATCATCAGCTCCGCATTGGACGTTGCGGTTCCAAGTTCGTTTGCAGCGTTTGTCGTGGCAACACGTGAGTCACTGGTCGCTTCGCCCTCTTGGTCGTTGCGCACAGCCGTATTAGAGCCTGCCACCGCTTCGGCAACCACGGCAGCACGGGTCTGCTCGGCTACATCCGCGTCAACAGCGCGGCTTCGGTTGAGAAGTCCGGTGCCCTCGTTGTCGAGGTTTTGCCCTATGACTTCGCCAGGTAGCAACGTGTTAGTGCGGTTCGCGCCAGCGTATCCCTGAGCTGCCGACGCGTTGGCGCTGTTTGTGCGGGCGTCGAGGTTGCGAGTGCCGCCAAGGCCCATCTGGTACGTCTGGTCCGTTTCGGTGTTGCGGTTCAGCCGGTTCCCGAACTCGACACCTTCCAGTGCGGCACCTTGCGTCCGTAGCGCCAAGCCGCCCTCGGCGTCACCGTACTTGGTGTAGATGTCGGCAAGCGCAGAGTTGCGAGCGCGGTCAAGCGCGTCGCCTGTTAGACCTACGCCGTCCTCGTCCGTGAATTCCTGCTTCGCGACATTCGCCGACTCGATCTTTTTTCCGACGTCGTTGAAAGTGCTGTAAACACCGTTGAAGTTGTCAGTGAACTGCTGCCACCTTGACTGACGCGCCATTAGTGGACCTCCTTGAATTCGATGTTGAGCATGTCGTAGTAGACGGCTTTGTAACCGTCTGGGCGTTCTGTGACTGCATCTGGGTAGGAAAGCTCTACTTCATCCGCCATGACGCCAAGGAACCTGCGATCTGGCTCGCCGATGTAGTTGAACTCGTACAGTTGCAACGCCGTGCGCTGGTCGACGCCTGCTTCTACGATGTTTTCTTTCAGGCGACGGTCTGACCCAAAGGCGGTGTACATAGAGGCTGCGCCGCCCATTATGCCGCCGAGGTCGCCGAGGAAACTGTCGTTCGAGTTGACGTACGCGTTCGTCTGGTTGTTCAGAACGGTGCTCAAGCCAGACAGCTGCATGTTCTGACCGGACGCGATGGTGCCAGACCCGATAGCCATGTTGCCCATATAGTTCTGACCTGCCGACTGCGCGGTCTGTGCGCCCTGTGAACCTGCGGCAGTGGCTCCACCATAGGCGGCGAGAGATGCCCCAGCGAGGTTACGACCAAGGCCAGCGGCGTCCAGCTTGCGGGCGTACCCCATCTGCTCAGCTTGGTTGCGCGTGTTGGTCATTGCGCCCGCACGGTTTGCGGCCTGTTGCAGACCAGAGGCGCTCTGGATACCGGCGAACCGCCCAGAGTTAGGGTTAACACCCATAGAAGCCATTGCCCGTTCGTTCTGGCGCTGGGTTTGGGTAAACGCCAAGCCGGAGTCCGCTGCGGCCTGTGAGGCCAGCTGCTCGCGGTACGCGTCAGTGTTGAAGTTCTCGGCGTCGGCGACGATGCTTTTCTCGAGGGGCCGGAACGTTTGGGTCTGGTAGTCGTAGTAGTCTTTGGCCTGATCCATTTGCTGGCGCTGCGCGTCCATCTGGAGACCGGCTACCTCCTGCAGCATAGGAGACATCTCGTCGTACTGCTGCTTGGCAAAGTCCAACTGGTCTTGACCAAGGCCCGCCATGATCTGCGCGGCCTCTTTACTCGCTTCGGCGAGTGGGCCGTAGTCTGGCGCTTTCGAGCTTTTCTTACCCATGTTTGGCACCCCTAAAGTAATTCTCTGGCCACAGTACAAGAACGATCATGTCGACGCCCTCCGTACCGGCCTGTTTCAAAACAGCTTCTTCGACGAAGCCGATCTTCTTATCCAAGTGAAGAGCTTTTGCATTGTCTGCGTCCACCATGCCAGTCAGGCGGCGAAGTCCACAGACGTTGAAAACGTAGTTGTATGCGTGGTCGAACAGGTCAAACAGCGCTTTACTGCCACGGCTGACCGCGATGTGGCACGTGGCGTTGGAGTCATTGAAGTTGTTAAAAACAAACCCCGCTGTGATCTCACCGTTCATCTCGACACCCATGGCGTAATAACCGCCCCAAGGAGCAGTCTGTCCGACTTGCTCCGCTACCCAAGCGCCGACACGTTCTTTGTCATCGAATATGAGTCTGGCCTGCGTCACGTTACCCTCCCAGATACACTATGTCACCCCGTATGTACACAATTTAGCCCCGCTCGAGCCGCTGCGCAACTTTGTTGTGCGCGCCCCGTGCTACGCGCCGCCGTCGGGGTCTATGGGCCAGACTATATTGCGCGGAAAACCTGCCTGCGAGGGCACGTTTCGCAGTGTGTTGCGGTAAACTCTCCAAGCGGCAGTCTGCTGCGCATTAAGCGGGCTATCGGGGAGCTGTGTCCAGTCAGTACCGCGCAGGGTGTCGTCGCGCCGCCTGCGCACCTTGACAGCTTCTTCTTCGTCGATTTCGACCGGAGTTCGCGGGTCTACCCATGCTTGGGCGTCGTAGTCGTACTGTGCCGGTCGGAAAGGCGGTAGCCCTAAGTCAACGACGCCGCCGTTTCGGACTGCGAAATACTTAGGTAGTTCTTCGAACCGGAGGTCTAACTCAAGAACATCTGCCCCGCCTGCCTGCAGTTGGTCTGCGCGGTTGGTGATGTCTACTGGGAAGCCGTTAGGCAGGTGCGCAACGTATATCAACGGAAGAACTCCCGTATGTTTATCTGGATTTGGGAAAAAGTACTCCCGACGCCCCAGTTGCTGTTGCTCCGCCAGCGGTAGTAATACAGCTCGAACGTAACCGTTTGCCCCGCAGAGAAGTGGGTTCCCTTGAGCAGCGCGGTAATGCGGATAATCGGGGTGTGCGAGTGCAGGAACATCATAGCGCCGCCGTAGTGGTCGCTTTGACCTAGAAAGCTATAGTCCGACCGCGTGGTCACGCCACCGGCGCGTACCCGGTAAAAGTACCCGGAGACTAGACTGGTCAACGTGTTAGCCGCCGAAGTGTTGCTAAACTCTGAAATTCGTGCGGTCCCTAACAGCACGTCCAGTTGTTCTGGCGCATAGTTATCGTCCGCGTCCACAACATATGTACGCGTGCCTAGCGACCGATACATCGTTGGGTTGGCTAGGAAGTGGGCCTCGTTAGGCCCGGCGCTTGACGAATACGACGGGTTTGTGGTGCTACCCGCTGTTACGGGCACCGAGATGTTTCCGGCGGACGCCAGAGACGACGTGATCTGCCCGCCCGAGTTGATCTTCAAACGGTCTACCGACAGGTCGGCGATCTTACCGCTGTCCACAGCCAGGTTGGCGATCTTTGCCGTCGTGATGTTGGCGTCTGCGATCTTCGCCGTCGTGATGTTGGCGTTTGCGATCTTAGCCGTAGTGACGGCCAGGTTGGCGATCTTCGCCGTCGTGATGTTGGCATCCACAATGTTTGCGGTGTTGACCGCCAGAAGACCTATCTTCGCGTTGGTAACGGCCAGGTTGGCGATCTTTGCCGTCGTGATGTTGGCGTCTGTGATCTTAGCGGTCGTGATGTTGGCGTCTGTGATCTTAGCCGTGGTGACAGCCAAATCAGCGATCTTCGCGGTGTCGACCGCCAAGTTGCCGATCTTCGCGTTGGCGATAGTACCGTTCTGGATGAACGTGTCCTTCATGTACACGCCCGTGGGCACACTCACCCCGTTAATTGTCGTTGGTGTCGTGCGTACGATAAAGGGTTCAGAAGGCGCAATTCCCGGCCCAGCTGGGTTCGCAATAGCAAACACATCAGAGCGTACAATAAACTCGCTCGTCGGAGTCGCTCCAACCAACGTGCTGGCAAGCCCGTAGCCTGACACGTACCCGTTGACGTCCACTTTGACAGTGTACTGCGCTTGCAGCTCGCCGTCGGTGGTGGCCCGTGTTGTTGCTTCCGTCTGAATGGCGGATGTGTTGGTTCCGACTGTGGCCTGCAACGTTACTATGTCGCTAGCAATAGCGCTGTCAGCGTCAGCGCGGGTCGTTGCTTCCGTCTGAATGGCGGATGTGTTGGTTCCAGTTGTGGCCTGCAACGTTACTATGTCGCTAGCAATAGCGCTGTCAGCGTCCGCGCGGGTCGTTGCTTCCGTCTGAATGGCGGATGCGTTGGTTCCAACTGCGGTCTGCAGTGTTGATACATCGCTAACAATAGCGCTGTCAGCGTCAGCGCGGATTGTTGCTTCCGCCTCCACGCGTTGGGCCACGGAGCCGGTCAGGCTCGACGGCCCGTCGATCAAATTGATGCGCGTGCCCAAACTGCTGAACAGTTCAACCTCGGTGATCTGCCCTGAGAGCAGAGACAGTATGTACGCTGGGTCTTGACCTGTGGTCCCCTGAACCCCGTCTACCGCGTTGTACGGCCCGAGTTCGTTCTCTCGGTTCACAAACCGCACCCAATACCAACGGGACGTGCCCTCCCCGATAGTGTGCGAAAACACAGAGCCGGGGGTCATGCCAACCATCACGGCGTCCGCTAGCGGTGGAGCACCGCCGCCGCCTAGTTCCGGTGCCGCCCATATTTCGGTCCATGCGTGCCCGCTGTACACAGGCGCGTCCCACTCCAGGATGACGTTACCCAGTGCGCCAGTAGCCACGAGGTTTATAGGGGCTGGTGGCGTCGGGTACTCATTCTCGGTGGGCACGGGAATAACGTTCCCGCCAGCGATGTCGACGAGACGGTACCTCTCCAGATCAGCCAGAGTCACAACCCGATCAGAGCTGAGGGAGTTAAACGACTCGCGGACACGGTCGAGGAAGTACCTCAAGTCCTGCGGGATCGTACTGGTGATGGTTGGTAGCTTAGACACCCGCTAGCTCCGTCATTGATGTAGCCACAGACACCGCAAATACCTCTGTGGAACCCTCCAACTGGAACTCCCAGTCTCGGCCAACCTTAACTGGCAGGCGGAACGGTCGACGGGAAGTAACCGTCTTCGTGTAGAACAGCGTACCGTCGGCGAAAATCTTAAACGTCACCGGATAGGCTTCGGCCTCCACCTGCGCGCACGTGAAGCTGATCGTGTGCGGCATGGTCATCATCTTGGATTTCCACGTGTACGACTTGGCCGCACCGTCGAACCAGACTTTAACCGTGCGATCGGCAAACGCGAGGAACAGCTTGTCGCGCTGGAGATCGCGGAACCCTGCTGTGGCGTAGATGTCGTGGAGGATGAACTGCCCGCTGGTCATGTCGTATATGAAACCGCCAGAGGTGACGCCGTTGTTGTAAAACGCGATGTACTGGTTGTCGTGCTGGTACGCGTGGATCGAGTCCGGTTTGAAGTAAGTCTGCCATTGTTTGTAGTTGAACAGGTTCTCCGTAATGATCCGAGACCCCTGCGGTGACAGCAGCATAAGCCCATCTGGTGCCGCGTAGACGACCGCGCTGCCAAAGCTCACGATGCTTCTCTTGGACACGCACGCCTGCTCGAGGTCGGACTTGACCACAGCGATATTCTGCGGGCTGGAACCCATCATCAAGTACGGCACACCCGTGGTCAGAACAGCGAGCGTCGTGTCCATCCGGCCCAAGCCAACGACGGGGTAGTCCACAGTCTGGATGTACGTTTCCGGCCATGCGTGAGGCCGGTACGGTTCTGCAAAGTACACGTCGCGCCCTACGAAACCGGCCATCATACCGTTAGGCATGTTAATTAGGCCCGTCAGCGCGTCGGGTGACTGCGACCAGTACAGCGACGGAAGCTCTTCTCCCAGCGCGTCTGCCGCAGTCGAGTCAACGTACGAAGTTGTTGCGGCGGTGATCTCGGCCACGAACAGGTAAATCCCGTTCACCGACCGGTAAATTCGTTTGTGCGTTACGTTGTAGTCCCCGGTCGGGACCGTTGGGAACGACGCGACTGTAGTCGTTTCTGTTCCTGTGACATCGACCGATATAGAAGCTGGACTTGGCGCAGACTCAACCTCGAAACCACTCTCTGAACTAACCCATGTGAAGGTGTAGACTCTGGTCTCGGGCGTATCTGTTGCATCAGGGGTTCCTGTTACCGTTGCGATGGGAGCCGACGTGGGAGCGGGCAGTCCTAGACGCCGCGCTGCTGCGGGGTAGTCCGTGCCGGACAATGCCAAGGTAGAATTCGTTGCCTTTGGCGCGCCGTCTCCGGTGTAGAACGTCCACTCGGAGGTGTCTCCTGCGATCTGGCTTCGGGCCACATCAACGTCAGTCAACCAGTGGAACCAGTACTGGGTGTCCGAGATCGTATCCTGCCCAAAACGATAGATCGTCGCGGGGGTGCCTACTTTGTCCAGTGTGAGTTGCGTTGTGCCAACGTCCGACAACGACTGAATGCTGCCCGTAAAGACCGGACAGTTTATCGCGATCTGCGCCTGCTCCTGTTTAAGGTAGCGCGGCGGGATGCTGGGAGCGATCCCCCCAAAAGACTGTAATCGGACAACGGCCATGACGAATTCCTTTAGTCTGCGATAAACTTGCCTACTATGAGCTTAATAGCAGGCCAGAACACGATCAGGTACCTAATTTTTGTGTGGCCAAGAGGTTCGTCGCGCCAGTCGCGGTAGATGTTGTCGATCCACCCCTTTTCTTTAACGAACAATATGATGTGCGGATCGCCGTGGACAGAGACGCACCAGTGAAACTGCGTGCGTTTTGTGAGGATTTTCTTCCACATCTTCCGAAGCCCGCCAGCTTCAAGGTACGCAACGGTCACCGCAAAGTCGTCGCAGTCGCCTCGCTCACCTTTCTTCAGGATGTGGTAGCTGTCTACCGCGCCGTCAGCCTCCCACACGAAGTTCTTGGTAAACTCTCGGACGGTCATCATAGGCATACCGCGTCCTGCACGGCGTAGGCTCGCTGGATTTCATCCTGCGTTTGTTGGGTGTCCGTTCGAGACCGAGTCGGCAGGCTTTCGCGCCACTGACGACAAATCTCTGCTTCAGTCGCGGAAACCTGCGTCATCGAACTTACGCAGCCGCTCGTCAGCATTACGGCCACGATGCCTAATATCTTCAGCATTTTCCATATCCCTGATCTTGGCTTTGTCGCGGTCAGCGTTGACAGCTTTTCGTTTGGAAACAAACAGCCCGACGACCGCACCGAGGGCGAGAATAATCGCGCCCCCGATCTTAGCCATCAGCGCGCTCATCATGCGATTGCTCCCCTGAAGCCAATACCGGCCAAGCCAGCGTTGATCAGGATCATTGGCTCAGTGCCGCCCGTCAGTTGGTCAATCATCGCCACAAGGCTCACGTTGCCATGCAGGGGAAGGGTTGCCACGAAAGCGCCCGCGAGCACGGGAATGAGGCTGGCCCACCACGTCAGGCTTTTCGGTTTCAGATATTTCATTTCCTTAATCCTTTGATGAGGCCCAAGATAAGCTGCCACAAAGTCAGCAGCGGGGTTTGTGTCGTTTCTGGTTTCGATTGTCCTGCATCACGCAGCGAGTGCGCAAGCACTTCATCAACGCGGCGCTGCCAGCCCTTGCCGAATGCCACCCATAGCTTGCCGCCCCTAATAGACTTCATAAACGCCAAGCGGTTTGCATTCACCTGTCGTATCACGTCTTTGGCGGGCATGGCATTGACTGCTTTTATCGTGGCAGGGCCAATCTGTCCGT